TTTTGATTCTCTAATGATTATGCATCATAGAGCTTTAGCGGAAGCCAAGATGTATAAACAAAGAATCGAGACCATGATGGTTTGGATGTATGGAGAAGCAGGAGAAGGAAAGTCTGTTATGTTGAAGGCTTTGCCTCAAGTTTTGCATTCCCTTCTTAGGGGTCGCTATCCTGACGAATATCCAGAATGGAAAGATGGAATGGTTTATGAAAGAACCAAAGGTTCTCCTTTTTGGGAAAGGTATATTGCACAAATTTATACTACCAGGAACGAGATGTTGGCTTCTACTGATTCTAAGGCCACAGAGGAGGAACTTACAGAAATAATGAATATGTGTGAGGATAACGTTTATTCGTTAAATAGAGCTTTTGAGGCCAAAGGTATGTCTTTTTTTCGATCTGAAGTCTTCTTGACTACGACAAATGTTTTTATGCCCGAGTTGATCGGACCTCAAAAAAAATTTGGAATCAGAAATATGAGTGCAATTATACGTCGTCAAACGTTTCCTCTTCATGTTGTTCGTCGACAAGATTACCGAATTGAAGAAGGAAAGATAGCAAATGCTGATGATGCGTGGATTTTTAGGGTTCATGCTTTGACTGAAGAATATAGGAAGCCTTTTTACAAAGGGGTTTCTCGTTTTTTGGGGCTGCATCCAGGATTTGTTAGACGAACAGGAAAATGTTCAGGAGAGATTGTTCCGGCAGGGAAAAATCATAAAGTCTTTGAACAGGAAGGACAGTTTGATTTTACTTATACAGAAATTATTTCAGCAATGTTTAAGGAATTGTGTTTTAGGAAGGATCGTAAGAAGAATGAGGATGTTGGAGCGATGTTGCCAGTTCCTGTGGTGGATATGTCTTATTTGGATCCTCCTTCTTCATCTTCTTCTTCACTTGAAGATTCTGTAGTAGAAGAGATAGCCCAGATTCCCGAAATTGCGGCTGAGATTGCAGCTGCTCGGGAAGATGCTAGACGTCGTCTTCTTAAAGAGGACGATTCAGAAATTTCTACGGCGTCTACCTCAGAAGAATATACATCTTTTGAGGATGGAGCTAATGAAATTCTTCAAGCTGCGATAAAAATTCCAGATATGGCTGTTGTTT